CATTTCAACCCCTCACTTTCTTCATTTTCCTTCTCATTTTCTGTAGCTCATCCCAATCTATCCAGCCCCCGAATCGTTTACTATATCCTATCCAGCGTAGTATTTTATCCGGATATTTCTTATCAAACCATTTTCGCCTGAGTGCCGCATCTCTGGTACACATCCCTTTTACATCGATTATTTCAACGTCTCCATCGGGATAAGTTATTTCGAAGTCTGCTGTATATTGTACAGGTTGAAATCTCCTGCCGTATTTAGTAAATTCGTCTTGTAGTCTATATGATGGCTGTATCTTTAAGTCTGCTATAACTCCGTTAGCAAGCCTTGGTTTGAGGTATTCCCTGTAGTATCTTGCCTCGAGTTCTGACGCAAAGAGTATGCCGTCAACTGTGCGCCGTTGCTTGCCCCTTTCCGAATTGTCTATGTTAAGCTTACTTCGTTTCATCATGTTCCCCCTCTATATCGTAAATAAAATATAGCGCTATGCCTCCGCAAATTGAACAAACAACAATTATGCCTGTTACAATTAAAACTGTTGATATGCTCAACTTTAACCCTCCTTCGGGCTGACTACTGAAGGCTCGTGTCAGCCCTATACTGCTTGTTGATAACTCCTACACAAAATGAGTGAATAAGTACACCTCAAGATAAGTAACTTATGCTCCCTTTCTTAATTTATTTTCAACCACTCTCGGCCGCCTTCTTGCCAATGGTGGGTTGAATCATGTTACACATCCCCTTCAAGTAGTCCAATTTTCTTACTTAGCCCTTCAATAAGTTTCTTTGTTGATTGTGGTAACATTGCATATTCTTTTTCTTGTGCTACTTTAGCTTTGTATGAGCGCATGAAGTTTGACTGTATTATGCTGTTTACTGTGTCAATATCCATTAAAGCCCACTCCTTAAGCTGATTCGGACTGCCGACTATTTTTTGTAGTATCGGTGGCAGATTCGCAAATGCTTCGCTGGCATGATAGTAATTTATAGCTCTTCTTACTCTGTCCCAAGCCTCCATTTCGGTCATCTGTGATGGTTGGGTAATGTACGTGATTTTTTCTTTGACATCAGCTATTGTCGGAGGGTATTTAAGAGTACATATCAGGCTTTTTACAGCTTCGGTAACGATATGCGCCGGATCGTCTGCAAACATTGTCGCCCACAGATCAACAGCCGAATTTATATCATTTTTGTTGTAATCTTTATAAAAAGTCGGGTAAGCAGTTTTTAAAATAATCAAGATAGATAACGCTTCCTGTTTTGTCATATCAGTCCTTCCTCCTTTGCGAGCTCTAAGAATAGATTGCTCGATTTAGACTTTTCTGTATCTTGTCTCAAAGGGAATATTCCTTGCCAACCATTTACAATGCTTTGGTTTAATATAGCTATTTTAGTTTCATCATCGTTAGCTAATTTGTTTAATTTATCAATTAAGAGTTCAACTGCTCTATCTGTCATAGGCTTTTTAATTTTCTTTCGATAGTCTTTAAAATCTTCGATGGCTTTTTGGAGCTGTGCGCTTATATTTTTATTCTTCTTATCATTCTTATCATTCTTATCATTCTTGTTAGTTGTTAGGCCTTTGTTACCCCTTTGTGACCCGTTTGTTAGTTTTTTTGTTAATTCTGTGTCTAGCGATTGGTATAACTCCCAATTTAGAACGGTTATAAGCCTTGATTCCTTTGTTGATTCGTTTGTTAAAAATCCGAGTTTTTCAAATCTCTTTAGCGCAGTTCTTACATTTTGGATTGAGATTCCTTTCCCTGTCTCATTTTTGATTTTCTCCAAACTAGTTATAACCTGTCCTGGTTGACAAACATACTTTTTACCTTGCCATTCCCATTCTTGTTCTTCATGGTTGACCATACAAAGAATAGTAATGAGGATGGCCTTTTGTTCAGGCGTACTTTGTTTCCAAATTGGTTTTTGAATGAGTTTTCTATATAGTTTCAGCCATCCTCCCTCTGCCAAAATACCTTCACCCCTCCACCTTCACAATCTCGTACATCTTACTCAAGTAACAAACATTCGCCATTCTATTTGCTTCCTTGCACGTTTCGAATTTGTAAACTTTGCCGTCTGAGCTCTTTATAAGCTCCCCCGTCCATTTAAGTCTTATGGCGTAGCAGATCATGTTTCGCCGACCTTCTTACTTCTCAATCTATCACCCCTATACAGCCGCCTCATACGGTAAACAGCGTCAATCATATAACTATCAATATCCCTTTGCCTTTGCTTTTTGCGCTCAGCTTGACGCTTGAGCGCATAAGCAACAAAATCTGCTTTACTCACAAAATCAACCCGCTTTCACCATGCGGTTAAACCGCTTTGAAACTGTTTGTTTTGTTAAACCTAAAAGTTTAGCAACCTGAGCATTTGTTAGGCCCAATTTCCTTAAACGAACGATTTCGTTGTTTATTTCCTTACCCCGTATTGCAGGCCTTTTCTTCAGCCCTCTATTAAGCCATTCAAAAGCCTGTTCAGGCGTACAATTTTTCAGAATCGCTAAGCACAAAGCACACCAATTTTCCTCCATAACAATCCCTCCGCGGTTCAAGTCTCTATCGCTTCTTCCGGCTCTTCTACTACCTCTGTTTCTAACACTTCTCTCGCTTCTTCTGCATCTTCAATTGCTTCGTCCGCTAAATAGACTGTATCTGAGCTATCCTCAATGTAAGCTCTCTGCATTTCAACGCTCATAATTCCGTATTTTGAAAGAAGCAACCGCAAGCAGGTTTTTAAAGCCATTGCGTCAAAATCTGTTGTCCATACGCTGTTCTTGTTGCCATAACTTTTACTGTATTGCTGTGCGTGCCTAGTAACCTCATCAATCGACATGTATAAAGTCTTTCTGAAACCGTTCAATGTCTCAATGAAAGCAAAATAGCCGATCTTTTTGTCGCTCGTTCTCTTGCTTGTGTCAATTTCAATCTCTCCAGTAAGCTTGTCTTGTTTAACAAGCTCGCCCTCATACACAACATCTGCATTTATATACCGATAAGCACCTGTCCTCATACAAAGTTGGATATAGCCTTTGTAACCCAATTGAAATGTAGGAACGTATTGACCCTCTTTATTCTTGTAGGGAACAATCCATGAAAACCCGAGTTGCTTGTTGATGGGCAGTTTTAGACTTGCAGCTTTAAGTGCTTCCATGACAACATTTTTCGGATCACACATTTGCAAGGTATGGTCTGTATTATACAGGTCTATGATACTAGCCACAAACGCTCCGGCGTTTTCTTGTAATACCGCCTTAAATTGTTCTTGTACACTCTGAGCTGCTAAAATGTTTTTAAGTTTATCAATAGGTCTTACGAGTGCTTTACTTTCTCCGTTTGATTTTACTGCGCTTTGAATTAAACTTTTTTGATTTGACATAGTTATCATACCTCCTGAACTTTAAAAACTCTGATAATTTGATCAGGTTTGAGATAGTTTGAATAGACTTCTGCAAGCTCTTTTTTTAATCGTTGAGTATCCAATGTCTGCCGGACTTGGTTTTCCCACTTTATGACATACCCCTGAGCTTGCCCAATCTCTGCGTCACCCATAGCCAACTGTAATTCTTGCTTCAACTTGTCTCTTTCTCGCTCAAGTTCCTTTAGCTTGGCATTTAAAGATAGGTATTGTTCAATTTTTTCTTCTTGACCGAATAAGGCAACTTGGTCTTGTCTCTTAGCTTCTGGGTATAGTTGCTTGATTATTTCCGATGTTGCTTCGCTCCCATCTGGAGCAGGTGGGATTTGCTTCATGACGTGGTTCTCCCAGAAGTCTTTTTCTGCCGCAATGAGTGCTTGAATCTCTGATTCGTCTCGTTCAATAGTAAATACATGAAACGCCTTGTTTAGCACCAATACTGCTAAATACCACCGTTCAGCTCCGGTAACAGCCATGTAGTGCATACATTGAACATAGTAATTTGGCGGGAATTCGCCTTGAGAAAACTTGGTCCGATTTAATACACTTGTAGTTTTACATTCCAATCCTGCGTTTTCGCCAACAACCCAACGGTCTATATCAGCTATCATGAAAGAATGATCAGGATGTTGCAGCATAGCATTTTTGCGTCTAACTTTCTTGCATGTTGCCTCCATAAATCTTTCTGCAACATATTGTTCTAAATCTCTGCCTTGTCTCATACTCTCGTTGTCGGGCTGCTCAGATTTCAGTCCGAGCTTGTCCGCATAGACATCAAATGCAGACCTGTATTTATCAAGACCAATTATTGCGGCTGCATCCGAGCCGCCAATTCCTTTTCTTCTCCATTCGAGCCATTCGTCTCGTGACATATTAGTTGTATTCGCAAAAATTATAGCCGCCATAATTTACCCCCTATTATCCTTCTCGTATCGCTTGGTTACTGCGTTATACGGTCTTTGCATATTTATACATCAATCCCAGCTCTGTTTTTTCTCAGCAGTGCGAAAAAATATCCGATCTGATTCAGAGTCATATACTACCTGACTAATATAGAAATCTGGATTATCGTAATCGAATAGTTGATGTCCTGATTTGTTTAATGCTTCGATTTGATTGTTTAGCAAATTGAGAAGTGCGTTTAGTGTGTTAGACATATTGACCTCCCTACAAAATCTGATATACTGAAGGTGGGTTTTATTTATTTCGGATATATAACCTTAAGTGTGGAATGTATAACTATAATGCAATTACTTTTATATCTTCCCTCATAATATTTTTGATTTGCGAATTTCTTAGGTATTTGAAATTGATTGATACGCTTTACCATCACTTACATACATACAATCTTGTAACCAACAATCAACTCTATATTCTTTGTCAGCGACTTTCTTTGCAGGAGTTATGTTGTCTGTACATACTAACAATCCATTTATCATAGTTATTGCATTTGGATGAATTGTCATATCTTCCATTGTTTCTGCCTCAGTTTGCATATCTCCGTTCACATAAAATGTTACTTTACTTCCTTTAGGAATTTTAACAAGTTTACATTCTTCGCTATCTTCACATAGTAAGCAAGGAAACCCTATTGTATTTGGATAATTACCAAAACAACCTCTTGGCATTTCAATTTCTCCTTTCATTTTTTAATTCGCAATTTCATCATATTATGAAACTCAATCTTAATTAAATTTCATTTCAAAAACCTATTCCACAGTTAAAGTTGCATACCCACTTTTTTATGCTTGTTTTTGTAAACCACCATCAAAGTTGTTTACCCGATTCTTCTCTTTTAAAGTTACCGTGATTATGTTATTGCTTGTCCAGTTTGCGTTTACGATAATGACCTGTGCGGGATTTGATATATCTGATTTGATTACCATATTGACCTCCTAACTATCGCCTTCTAGTTCAATTTGTGCTTTTGCAAGATGTATGGCTAACTTGTATGTAGCCTCGTGTTTTGTGCCCGCATGGGTTTTCTCAACAGCTTTTTCAAACTCGTCAATGTCGCCGAGAAAACATCCACACGCAACGTGAATTCGATTCGTTTTAACCCTGAAAAACGTTGTAAAGTCATGCCTCGAGCCTATAGATCCCATTTGAAACAAATGAGTTACTTTTTTTATTTCAGCATTGCCGGACACCTGAGCATTGCCGGACACCCAAGCATTGCCGTACACCTGAGCATCGTCGGACACCTGAGCATTGCCGGACACCTGAGCATTGCCGGACACCTGAGCATTGCCGGACACCCAAGCATTGCCGGACACCC